TTTTGAGCAAATAAAGCAATAGGGTCTTTTTCATCAAAATTAAGTGGTGAAATCATAACCTTATTTGTAATACCATAATAGAACTTAAGTTCTGTAAATGGGTTAGATGAATTGAACGCAGATGGTACAATTCTAATTTGTTGTTTACCTACTGTAGGTCTCCAAAAAATTGTTGTGTAATCGGTCTTTTGACCACCCTGTGGTTTTGATTGGAGGGTATCCAATTTCTGTTTAAGCATTGATAAATCCATAAATGTAACTTATTTTTAATTATAACTGTTTATATGTAACTCTAATATACGAACCTAAATTTGGGGAGCCAAACTATAGGTCAATTATTTTATAGTTTTTTTATTCTTAATAATCAAATAAAACTATCTGATTATTTTTCCACCCTAAATTTTCATCATGAATATCTAAGGTTGTATTGTTTTTAATTCCAACTTTAGTAATTTCTATTAGTTGCTTATAGATATACACCAATTCTGGTTTATCATCTTTTAAGTAATCTAAAAATAAATTACTGCTTGTTGCTAATTCATTTAGGTAATAATCCAAAAGCTCAGTTGGGTCATCTGTAGAATCATCAAACCATTCATAGATAGTTTCTTCTATTTGTTTAAAATCATTTTTAACTTTAGCTGGTAATTTAGGTATAAATTCTTTCAATAAACTATACCAGTTAGAACCACTAATCTTAAAAATATCTATCATAAATATTTCTGGGAAGTATGGGTTTGGGTTATCTTGTAAATCTAAAGAAACTTTAATTTCGGGTTGGGATGAAGTTAATTTAAACACTTTGTTATCTGATGTTAAGTATGCTATACCAGAAGATTCACCTAATGTTTTTATTAGCTCAATATCATACTTGTCTTCAATTACAGGTTTAAGAAATTCAAACTTAGATTCTAAGTATTCACTTAAAATTTGGTTATATGTTCCAATTAGATTAACCATATTAATTTATTATACTTCAATTATTTTGTAAATTTTTGTATTTAATTGATTTAGTTCATTGTGTTGGGTAAGTAAAACACAATTTCTATAATGCTGCCAATCAACTCTATATCTGGTATCCACTACACCACCATTTAATTTTTTAATTAACTCATTTAAAGCATTAATAGTATATAAGGTGTTAGATTCCTTTTTACGATGTACTAAAATAGTATTCTCTGGGATTGAATTTAAGTTAGTTTGATCAACATTATATGTTACTACGTACTCATCTTTCCCTACTATCTCTAGTACAAAAAGCTTGTTATATATAATATCATATTTTAATGTAATATTTTCTATAAGTGCATCTAGACCCTCTAAATCGGTGAAGGTACAAAATAATTTATTATTCAAGTCGCTTAAATTTTGAATGTTAGTTATAACGTCGTATTTCGCGTTATACGTATTAAGCGGTTTCCCCAAAGTTGTAATCATAACCTTCTATTTCTTTAATATTTAGTTTATATTTTTTGAAAATATCTCTTATTTTCTCTAATAATTCTATTTCTCCTTCATCCCAATCAAATAAAAACGAATCATAAGTATATAGCACTAGCTTCGTTTTGTATCCCCGTAATATACGAAATATATCCCACAAAACCAACACATTCATGGATGTTTCTAAATTTTGTAATACGTAATTAAATAACTTTTGTGGATTCATATTATCCAAGTTTTCTTTTTTATAAACATACCCAGAAACCGGACATTCTATAAACCCATCGTTTTGAAACTTATTCCAGTTCTCTCCTACGTATTTCTCGATTTTTTGAAAGAATTCCAGGTGCTTGTAATTTTTAAAAACGCCTCCATAGAGCTGCTTGAAGGTAAGTTCTTTCGATTTTTTATAATCCACTCCATATAAGGACGCAAAATGAGCGTGAATATCAACCCCGGCAAAATCATAACCAATAAGACGAGCAGACAAGCTAGGATGGTAAGCAGAAATATCAATTTCCACAAACCTATTATTACGTGGTATAAAACTTTTTCTACAACCGTTTTCTTTATTAAGTGCTGCATAATTTACATTATTAAATTTATTTGAGGGTCTTGTTGTTGTTGTTTTTAAGTTGAACTGAGTGTTGACGTATTCACCATTAATGGGATGGAAATATTCTTCGAATGTTGGTTTGTGTATTCGAATTCCACTTCTCTCGATGGCGTTGAACACCACTGATACTTTACTGTTAAAGAATTCATCATATTTAGTTTTTTCTATGTTAATATTTGCTTTTAGATCTCTAAAAATCGTTTCACACAATTCATAGTGTTTAACAATAGGTATAATTAGGTTTAACTCTAAGTTATCTTTGTGTTGACGATAGTATAAATCGTGTGTTTGTGTTGTAGGGCGTATATACGTAGTAGGGGGTGGGGTTGATGTCATAAAGCTCTTTTAAGCAGAAATAATGTAATACTTCCTTTTTATCTCTACAATATAACTTATCAAACTTTTTTAAAACCGCGTTTATATGCGTGTTTACTCCATTTAAAGTTTCACTATGGTCAACGCATAGCATAAACCCTTTACTCGCGAGTAATGGCCTAATATACACCAAAGACACACCATTTTGTGCCGGGTGAATTATATCGTTAAAGGGAATTATTTCAATGAATGCCTCTTTATAACCACTATTGCAAAAAACCTTTAACTGCTCTATATCTTCTATAAGCCAGTACATAAAACCATTTTGTATGAATATAATAAATTATATCCTATGAGCCAACCTCTTTATAAAATTGATTAAACCTACCTTTAAAATATTGTATAAATCCTCTTAATTGTAAATCACGTTCTGTTCTTTGTACTGTTCTTAAATTTACTTCGTATACTTTTTCTTTATCACCTATTAATTCCCAACTTAATTTT